TGAACTTGTCGCGGCTGGTAGTCGGCGGCGGGTCGGCTTCGGAGTAGATCGCGCCCAGGATCACGCCGTCCTCGCCGCGCGCGTCGAGCAGCACCGCCACTTGCTCGCCATTGTCGTAGGTCCAGCAGGCCTGGTCGTTCTGGGTTTTCGGGTAGGCAATGGGCAGCCACATGGTGCGCATATTGTCGAAGTCCGGCAGGCGCACGCGGGCGAAGCCCGGCTTGCTGGCGCTGACGGTGCCGAACTTGATGGTGGCGCCGAATTCGTCCAGGGTCTCGTTCATTACTTTTTGCCTTTCTGCGGCGTGGTGCCCACCACATCCACCTGGCCATCCTTCAAGCCGTAAACCTTCAGCCCCTTGCCGGCGGGCTTGTTGTGGCTGGGCTTGCCGCCTTTCTGCACAGGCAAGCTGGCGCGCTTTACTTCCAGCTCGGTGAGATAGCCGCCGCCTCGGTCGATGCGGTGGCGGGCCGACTCCACCAGGTAGCGGCCAGTCAAACGGCCCAGCCCGGCCAGGTCAAAGGTTACGCCGGCCACCAGCTTGGGCCGGCCTGGCAGGGTCAGGCTGCCGGCGGTCTGCTGCAGGTTGCTGCGGTCCAGCGCGGCCTGCGCCTTGGCCTGGGCGGTCGCCTTGGACGGTGAGCGGCGGGACAGTTTCAGCGTGTCGCCGCTGGCAGCCGGCTGCTGGGCCTTGCCGGGCGCCGTACTGTGGCCAGCGGCTTCCACTTGACCGTTTTTCAGGTCATACACCACCAGCTTCTTGGTTTTGGGATCGTGGTACTTGCCCTTGGCCTGCGGATACACCTCTTTGATCTTGTCGCGCAGCCGGATGGAAATCAGGTCCGTTTTCTGTAGCGAAAGCACCGGCTGGCCATCTCGCAGATCAGCCAGTTCGCTGAATACCATCTTGCTGCCGGTGATCTTGAACACGTAGCCGTACTCGCGCGCCAAACGAGTCAGGAAGGCCACGTCGCGCTCCTGGTACTGCGTGACGCGGTCAATGCGGATGTCGCGGATTTTGCCGACCAGCGTCAAGTGATTGCGTTTGGCGATGCGCTGGGCGATGGCGGCCAGCGTGGTGTTTTCGTAAGCGCGGCCAACGCGGGTGCGTACCGACTTTTTGACGCCAGCTGCCAGCGCCCGGATCGATACCGTGGACGGCGGGAAGGCAAACTCGACCTCGTCGATCTCAAACGCGCCGCAAGGCAGCAGCGGCTCGCCGGCATAGCCTATCTTCAGCGTCAGCGCGTCGCCCTGGCGCGGATACCAGCCATGAATCCAACGGCCGTCCGCGTCCTCCAGCTCCACTTCCAACTCGTCGGACTGGCCGCTGAGGTAGTCGGTATAGGTCACCGACAGCACATACGGCGTGATATCGCTGGTGATGTTGTGCTGGCCATAGGACAGCTGGAATACCGGGTGCGGCACCGTGTTCAGCGCATCCATAGCGGCAGCTCCTCAGTCAGGTCGGCCTGCTCGATCACTGGAATGGACAAGGTCAATCCAGCCGGGAGCAGCGTGCCGATGCGGACATGCGGATTGGCGGCGATGATGCGCTCGTAGGCCAGCGCGTCGCCATAATAGCGGGCGGCCAGCTGGTCCCAGCGCTCGCCCTCGGTGGTGATATGAGTCAGAAACATTAGACAGCCCTCGTCACGACTTTGCCGGCCAGCTTGGCGATGGCGGGCGCGGCCGCGTCCAGCGCGCCGCCCGCTGCGCCCAGATAGCCGGATACGCGATCCAGCTGGCCGAAGACATTGCCCGTGTTGGCGCCGGATAGCGCGTCCTTGGCGCTATTCACCACGCCCAGGGCGTTGCTGCCGGCACGAGCGATCCCCGCAGCTTCCGGCAATGGGTCCTGCAGGCTGCCCAGCATGGACATCTTTTGCAGCGGTTCGGCCGCGCTGTTCACCTGTGCCAGCAAGCCCGGTACCCGGCCCAGCGCCGCCTGCGGATTGCCGGACATCTGACTGGCCAGCGCGCCGGCATCGCGCGCGGCGCGGATGGCGGCTTGGGCCTGGTTGGCATAGGACGCCACCTTGCTGACTTGCTCGCGCAAGGAAGCGGTGGACGACTTGAGCTTGTCGGCGGCCTGCCTGGCCGGCGCGGCCACGGCGGAGACCGGCGGCGTTTTCGGCTGTACCGCCGGAGCCAGCGGCTTTTTCTTGTCGCCAACAAACTCGCGCAAGGTGATGCTGGCCTCCAGCGCGATCAGCGTGCCGGCGGCATCGGTCTGCTTGCTGGTGGCCTGCAGCTCGGTCAGCACGAACCAGCCCTTGTAATCGCCATTGCCCAGCACCAGCGCCATGGCCTGGTGGCTGGTCAGCGCCTGGCGCAGCTTCAGCAGCTCCTGCTCCGGATCACAGTACTGGCTGTGGAAAGACAGCAGGATGCGGATCTCGTCCAGCTTGTCCGCCATCCATTGCAGACGGGGCTTGCCCTCCATCAGCGCGTGTTCGGCATAGTCAGCGCCGAACTGCGATTCAAAACCGTCGAAGTAGGTAATCAGATCAAACTGCACTTCTCCCAGGAGCGCGAACATTAGTTGAAGGCCCTCCGTTCCTGTTGCGCCGTGATGCGGCGGATCATCTGCTCCAGCTCGCGCAAGGAGAGCTTCATCGCGGACTGGGCAGCATCTTTGGTCGCCTCCGGCGAGCCGGCCGGCAGATGGATGACGGGGCTGAAGTGAATGACATAGCCTGGCTTTTCCGGCTTAGTCTTGGCTGCTGGTGCTGCCGGAGGTGTTGCCTCGGCAGGCTGAGTCGCCGTCCGCACCCGGTTGGCCAGGCCGGAGGGAACCGAGCCAGCCGGTCTCGCCGATAGGCCGTGGGAAGCGTCTGGCGTCACGGCCGCCATCGGCAGCTGAGGCTTGCCCCAGCCGCGAATCGTCGCCTGCGCCATCGCGCCAGAAGCCTGGCCGGCGCCCGCTGCGGAACGTTGGATGCCGATGGCCGCGCCCTGGGCGATATTGTCGCCAAAGCCCATGAACACCCGGCTGGGAGACTTGATGCCGAGGGTATGGGCAAACCAGCCCTTGATATCGGCGCCCAAGCCGACGATAGCTTCCTTGGCCGCGCCAATCTTGGACTTGATGCCGTTCACCAACCCCATCACCAGGTCTTTACCCGCCTGCAGAAACTTGCCTGGTAGCTCACCGGCAAAGCGGAACACCGGCTGCCAGAACACAATCCAGCTGGCCACCTTCATCTTCATCCAGCTCCAAGCGCTGGCCATGGATTGCTTCACGCCTTCCCATAGCCCGCTGAAGAAGGTCTTGATACGCCCCCAGTTGGCCATGATCAGCCGCGGGATGCCGATGATGGGGAACAGATAATTGAGAATGGGATAGCGCTTGAATACGCCATCCACCGCTGACCAGACCTGGCCGAAGAAGGCCTTGATCGGCGTCCAGTAGCGGTAGATCAGATAGGCCGCGCCGGCAATAGCCATCACCGCCACGCCTATCGGATTCATCATCGCTGCCCGGCCTAGCCACAGCAGCGCACGCCCGGCCAGCATCAGCCCACGCAACAAGCCGCCGCTCAACACCCTTGCCAAGGATAACGCCTGTGAACTCATGCGCAGCAAGGCTCCGCCCAGGCGCACACCCAGTGAGCGTATCAGCCCGGCCCCAAGCTTCAGTCCACCCCACAATTTGCCACCCAGTACTGATCCTAACTCGCGGGCGCGTTTGGCAGTCGAGAGGAAGCCGCCACCAAGCCGGCCAAGCAGGCCAAGCAGGCCGGAGAGCTTGCCGGCGCGTTGCGCCCCCATGCCAAAGAATTGCAACAACGTCGAAAAACGCGAACCGCCGCCAACTATCAGCGCGCGCAGCAGAGTCCATTTGCTGGACACTGTCGTTATGGCCGTTGTGAGTGCGCTGAGCGGCGACAGCACCAGGTTGAGGCCATACTTGATGCCGATGAAAGCCATCTTGCCGGCGAGAAGACCGCCTACTAAGCCGATCACCCCCTTAATGACCCCGGGATGGGCTTTGGCCCACTCTCCAAATGCCTTAACAGCCGGCATGATTTCGACAATCGTTTCAGAAATAGGAGGTAGCAGGGTGTTGCCTATCGTAAGCCCCAGTTCGGTTATGCCAATCTTGAACTTGTCGATCTGGGACTTGGCGATTTCCATCCGTTTCTTCCAGTCCTGATCCAGAAAGCCTTTGTCTGCAGCACCCATGCTACCCTGCTGGATGTCTTTCATTTCCTCCTGATTCGCAATGGCAGGTCGGATAAATGACATGGCCTGCATATCTTGGAATAGTTCGCCAAGCTTATAAGCTTCAGAAAGACGCTGAAGAGCAGCCGCTCGTTCTTTATCATCCTTAATGGCCATGGCTTGTTTAAATTGTCCCGCCGCTGCAGGGCCTTTGGACTGCATATATTGGGTAATGATGGCTAGCATAGACTGCACGGGCGACAGCCCTTGTGCACGCAAATTCATCATGCTGGCTTTCAGATCAATGCCTGCATTGGCAAAGTCTTTGAGCGTG